TAGGTCATAGCATCATCTTTCCCGAACCACGCATTGTTCTGCGCCCACGCTTGCGCCTTTGGATCGGGCGGAGCTGGAGCCCGTGCTAGAGGCGGAGCTGCGGCAGGTTGCGCTACCGGTGTTCCTTCTGCAGGTTTCTTAGGTTTCTGAGCTTCTAAAACTTTTAAACGATTTTGATCCGCAGCCAACTGGGCTAAAATAGCCTGGGCTTCGGTTTGTTTTTCCGCGTCTCCCGCACCAATGGCTAATTTTAAATGATTTTTAGCTGTTGCAATTTGAGAGTCAACGCGGGTTTTAAATTCATTAACATATCCCTCATCGAGTTGGGTAATTTTACTTTTACTGTCTTTAAGTTGTGATTGAACTGATCTAGCGTAATCGGTAGCCGCTTTTTCGCGTCTCTCCGCCTCACGCACTTTCCAGGTCAGGCGATCAATTCTTTTTTGAACGCTGTCACTGACAGCATCTAATTCATCTTTTTTCGTTGGGGCTTCAACAATTTTTTCTGCTGTATTTTCTTGAACTTCCACGTTTGTTTCGTCCTTTTTTTCCTCTATTTGAACATCCACGCCTGGGCCGGATGTGTCAATGTCAACAATAGGCTTGTCAATATTACCAAGTTTTTGTTGCGGTTCTGGCATAGTTATACTCCTCTATGATTATGAGTGCAGAGACGCGTTCAACACATCTTCTGGACTGTTCACAACGCCGAGTATTTCATCATCATTAAGGATCCGAAGTTCCCCGCCGTCAATTTTTAATCTTGAACCAGCATACCTGGCGAAGATCACCCAATCCTGCTCCTTGCACCAAGGGCCTGTTGGGAATTTTTTCTTATCCCTGTACGCCAGTGGACCTAACTTTAGAACTAATCCAACATTTGTGGTCCATTGCTGTTCTTGAATAAGCTGATCAGACAGTATCACACCTCCCTTGGTTTTTTCAACACCTTTATGAGGTAAAATGACAATTCTCCAACCTGTGGGATTAGGAACCTTTACCATCTCCTCTTCCTGTTTTTTCTTTTCACGTGCAATAGCAACGTGTTCTGGCACAATTAATTTACTCATCTTCGTCCTCCCTTTTCATAATATCCCTTAAATCTTGTTCTAAACCTTCTAGAGAATGAAGTTGTCCCATCATATATTTATATTTTGGAAAGTCTTCAACCCCTTGCATCGTGATTTCAGTGATATGTTCTTTTTTAGTTCTAATGGCTCTATAAATTAATTCTGCCAGATGTATTCCATCCATTTTATTTTTTCCTCTTTCTAATGCGCATTCCTAAGCGAATGCGTCTCTTGTTTCGGCGTTTTTTTGACCCAATCTTGCGCCGTCCCCTGTGCTTTTTAGGATAGGCCATTAACTAGAAGCAACAAAAACCTCCACATCAATTATATTTGAAGCATTTGCGGTATTACCGGTAATTGTCGTCACGTCAGCCAATGAAGCCGTCCCTACGGTTCCGCTCGCCACAGCATCAATCGCGCTTGCCGGCTGTGAAAGAATCAAAGATCTTCCCCAGTCCAGGTATATCCATACATTCTCGGCCGCGCCTCCCAAGTTAATATTACAGGAGTTCGCGTCATCTAAATTCGTAATGCGGACATACTTGACATTCGCGCTGACAAATTGCCCTGCGGCAGGAACAGTTGAAAATGTGGCCAACGTAATATCAGTGTTCGCTGTTAAACTCATAATACGCTTCGACACTTCATTAACGCCCGTGATGGCGACAGAGTTTGTCGAGCCGTGATCCTCATTGTTGAGTACCACCGCTTCCGTCACTTGTACGTTTAAGGTAACATTTGAAATTGTGCTAGCCATTATTGACCACGATTTTCATTACTTGTTAATCTTTCCTTTGCCTTTACCACGGCCCCATTTGCCGTAAGACTCGTCTCTGCTTGCTTTCAGTTGTTTTTTAGTACGTTTTTTTCTGACACGCATAGCAATCGATTCATCTTTTCGAGCTTTGTAGCCTTGTTTTTTCTTTCCTACTTTTCCACCTTTAGCATAAGTGGTAGTAACGGTTTTACGACCAGGCATAACAACACCTTGTCCTCTAGTAGTTACTTTTCCAACCATAATAACCTCCTATTTGGTTAGTCCTTTGCTCTTCTCGAAACTTCTGAGCCCGGCGACTCCGAGCATTGAGGTGACGATGGCCAGCAAGGGGCCAGTTTGAATCTCAGGAGCGGTTAATTCCAACCCTGAAAACTTTGCGTACCATTCTATTCCTGGGGAGACGATGAACTCAAAAATTAGAGCAAAAGCCCCCGTCCAGCCGATCATGGGGCGCCAGCCCGCCACGAAAATCGATTTATGGGCGCCTTCTTTTATGTTTACGTCAATCTGTTTCTCCGCAAGCTTCTGCTGAATGCGTTGCATTAAAATCTTCTTATCAAGTTTTTCCTCTTCTGAGGTATGTAAGTCATCGATCACGCTGGAAATTTGTTTCAGCGCGCCGTTCTTACCTCCTAATAATCCTGATAGAAGATTCAGCATTTATCTAAGCGCCTGCGCCTGACATCTTCCAAAGAACGAAGAGAACAACTACGACAATGATACCAGCTTTAATCCAGTCCTTCATTCCCCAGTCATTCCACTCCTTGAGCCAAGCCCAAATATCTTTTAAAAGTTTCATACTAGCCTCCTATGTCCATTCATACTTGCCGCCCTTAATCGCCGCGCCCATCTGTCCTTTAGTGAGTTTGGTTTTTAGGGGAAACTGAGGAACAGTTATTTTCTCCGCCTTAGTGGTGGAGAGTGTTCCTTTTCGGGCGTATGAATTTCCTTTCAAGATCTTCCCCGGTTCCGCCTTACCGCTTCCCCGCTTCCAATCGTTACTTGGTTTCACACCTGTCAGACTTGTAACATTGTTTTTACCCATTGCAACCTCCTTATTTTCGTTTGTATGTTAATGCATGGCCGCTTGAAACAGCACCGCCCTGCGCATATTTTTTTACCGCGCCGCCTTTTTTATGTGGTTGTCCTTTTGCGCCCATCCTGCTTTCAGGGACTTTTCCTAACACACTAAGTATTTGATTAATCCAAGGAAGACCCTTATCTTCTGCGTCCTTGGCAGTCTGAATATCTTTAATTTTATTCTGAATAGCTACCGGTATTTTTGGATTTATTCCCAAAATTTGAATCAACCGCCTTGAAGCGAGTTTCAAATTAGTTTTTTCCTTTTTCTTTTCCTTTTTTTTAATTTCCTTTTCCGTAGTCATTTTTTACCCTCCTTGGTCCTTGCTTGTTGTAGTTTATCTTGACGCCCTGGGGCATCGGACCTCGTTTCGGAGGGATTGTCAGTGTTAATCTTTTTATCTTCTTCATCGTATCACCCGGCCGAAGCCTCTTTTAGCGATACCCACGCCTCTTGGTCTTTCAACCGTTCCACCCCTTGAAAATTTTTGGACTTGAACGATTCCACCTTTTGCTTTTTTAATTGCGCCGCCTCTTTTCATAAGGGTAAGCCACGAAAAGTCTTTTGCTTCTTTTTTAAGGGCTTTTTCAGCCTTTTTAAGCAAAGAATTATCAGAATCATCATTTTTTACGCTTATAAATGCGTTCTTAATATGTTTAATATTTTTAGGAATAGACAGAACGCTAGCTGGATTAAAAATAAGAGCTCTTAAAACTTTTTCTGGTGTTGACTTTTTAGACAAATCCCATTGCTCAGCCAAAGTGTTAACTTCTTTCAGATTTGATTTCATTGATTTTTTTTCTTTTAGATCTTTTGTCATATAATCTGAATATTTATTTTTTTCAGCCATTTTTATCCCTAATGTACCGTATATTTTTCAGTATTTTCCACTTGATCAGTGAATACCTGAAACAGTTCTCTGGTTTGTTGAGGCCCGACTGTGTCCATATACATTTGCCGAGCTGCGGTGATGAATGCTGCACCGATCATCATTGGATCTTTTGAAACTTTTTCATTGAGACAATGATGTACCAGGTCATAGCACTTGTGTAAGATAAGATCTATTTCTTTTTGATGCTGCTCAACCACGACGTCGGCTCCTGCCAGCTTTACTAAGAGCGATTGCAATTTTTTGTTTTTGGGCTCTTTTTCTGCCATGTTTTTTCCTTGTTTTCGCCACAGCCTTCGGTTCGTTACGATTAACTTCACGAAAAGCAGCTTTCGTGCTCATACTACCTCCTTTAGCTGCCATTTGCAAAGGGTTAACACCGCGCCGTTTCAGTTTCTTGCTTTTCGCCAGGCGCCCCATTATCAACTTGTTCAATCCTGATGGATCAATGAGCTCCGCATCGCGTCTTTTCTTCAATTTTTGTGACTTTATCATCTTCTGCAAGTTTTTAATTTGCTGCATACTTAATTTAGTCATTACTGTCTCCCTCGACGAATTTCAGTCTCTTTCAAGTCCGTTTTTTTATCTTTTATGGTTTTATCCATCTTCTCCAGATTAACATTTGCTCTCAATTGCGCAATGTCTTCCTGGCTTTGTATCTTTTCTTTTTGCATGTCGGTGTTCTGTCCCAGTTTCTTATCCTGGAAGTCGAGTTTTTGCTGTTCCTCCATCGCTTTGCGCTGGATGTCCTTTTCTCTCAGGTCAATTTCCTGTTGCTTCAAGTCAACCAGAGGATCCTGCGATCGCTGCTCGAGCATTTCTTCCTCTTCTTCCAGCATTTTATCAGTAATCTCTGCAATACGAGTGGCCACCTGCTTCGCTTTAGCTACTTCAGCTTCCTGCGCGACCCTTTGGGCCTGTTGCATTTGCTGTGGATCTTGTTGAGCCTCTTGCAACATCGCTTGAACTTCCTGTAATTCCTTAGCCATTAATTGTTCAATCTCCTCCGTAGCCATTAAAGAAATGTGCTCGGAAATATGAGACTGCAGAACCCCCATCACTTGTGGATTCTGACGAACAAGGAAAGAGCTCATAAAGGCCCTGTGCGCGTCTATGTGCGCCTTGTGATCTTGTCGTGGAAAAGCATTTAATTTTTGTCCCTGCATTGCATTGGAATTTTCCCTGGCCGGATCAATCGGTGCCGGTTGCGGTGGCTGTGGTAAAATAATGTCAATGTCCCTCACCCCGAGCGCCATATACATGCGCCTGTAGGCTTCATACATATTATGCAGCTCAGGAGCTGCCTGCGCCATCTGCATCTGGGTTTGGGCCAGCGTGACACGCTGCGCCATTGAGAAAATATTCGGATCAGAGACAGGAATGATGTCCACCCTGTCATCGAAATCAGCTACTTTAATCTGCCTGTTTCCCCCCTTGACCATAAATGGATATTCCGGAGGCAGGTACAATTGAAATACCTTAGCCAGTAATTTGAATTCTATTTTTTGTGAATAATGCAAACGCTTGTGAATCGCGTTCATCACTTTCGTTCCGCGCTCAATCAGCGCCATCGTCGTTCCCACAGGATTGGCCTGTGAGCCCTCGCCTATCTTCTGATCAGCGATGGCCGCGAACTTTTGTCCCGCCTGGACGACAAATCCTAGAAGCTGGAACAAGACCGCATCGGGTCCCTTGTAGGGCAGAGGAACTAATCCTTCCCGGAGATTGCCGCTTGGCGCGTCTACATCCCGGAACTCTCCTGGTTGGAGTGGATTGTCATCGTCCCTAATTCGCAGTCCCCGAGCCTTAAATCCAGCAGGGAGATTGGACAGCGTACCTGCATCGATAAGCTGTCTAAGGGCTGCTGTCGCAGTTCTTGAGAGACCTCCGAGCATGTGGATAAGGCCAAAGCCGTAAAAGCCAAGGCCAGGTAAAAACTTGTAATGGACAAAATATTGATTTTTCTTTTTAAGGGGGTCATCGGGTTTCCAGTTTCTATAAATGGCCAACACCTTTTGCGAGTCCTTGTCAATGGTGACAATGTAGGGAACCTTGACGCCGGTTGGATCTTCAAATCCCGCCAGGTCCAAGTCCACGTGAAACTCCAGAAGATTGTAGGTGTCCATCAACGTTTCCTCATTCGTTCCCTCTAAATCATTATATTTATTTTGAATGTCGCTGTCGGTCGGCAGCGCCGG